CGTCACGTGCAGATTTATTGTCTTGGTATTCGTTTTGTAAATCAGAACCTAGTTCGTCTAAAATATCATCGTCTAATAATTCTGCTAAATTTGCTCTTGGATCATTACCACTTTGCGCAACCAGTGCAGTTGGATCAAAATCTATTTCAACCCCACCATCATCTGTTGGGTTAATTTCAACAGGACCTTTTTCAACTTCCTCAGTAACGTCTACTTCTTGTGCTAGTTCTGCTGGTCCTGGTATAGTAACATTACCACGTACTTTATCTATTTCAGCCATTATATTCTTGTCTCCTTAAATAAGGTTCCTAACCCACCACCATTCTTATAACCTACTCTACCACCATTAGCAAATCCACTAGTATCTTCTTTTGTTGTTGCTCTTTTAAATTCATCTGCTATTTCGTCTAGTTTTTCTGCTGGGGTTTTACTACCTTTTGTAGCAAATTCTTCTATACTTGAAATACCTAGTTTTAGATCGTCAATACTGTCGGCAGCATTTTCAAAATCTTGAAACTCACCTTTTTGAAACTCGCTAGCATAGAACTCAGCATCTTCGGTAAAAGCTTTACCGTCAGGTCGACGATATTCTGTTGGTGGGATATATTCAAAACTAACTTGTTGAAAATCATCTCCGCGAGTAAACACATCCATATTACCATTTACCGCGTCTTCCGTTAAAGTATATTCGTTACCATCAACTTTTAGAGTGTATACATTTTCTGGATTACGGCCACCGGTAGCAACTTTAGTTTGTTTGCCTTGGCTTTTAATTTTATTTACTAATAATGGAAACCAACTTGGCATGCCTTGTGCGGCCATTTCTGGAACAACCTTTGCTGCCGGTGCAGCAACTTTACCAACACCACGTGGAATAAATAAACTTGCAAGTCCTGCACCCATAAGTCCTAAGAAA